TGACACCAGTCGGCAACGAAGACGCGAACGTGTTGTAGAGGATGACCCGGTCGGTGTTGGCCATGCCGTGACCGTCAGAGAAAAACGTGTTGTTAGTCAGGGTCGGGTCAGTGGTGAAAAAACCTTTCAGTGGGGTGGTCCCCCCGAAAGGAATGTAACCCAAATACTGTGTACCGGAGTTACCGGTACTCGCATTCCACAGACTGAAATAAGCGTACGTGCCAGCCGCGACATCGAACGCGAATGTGTTGAAGTTCGTTTTCTGCCCCGATGCGGCAGCATTCCAGGTGGCGGCGATCCGCGCATAGGCGGGCGAACCACCAGTGGCTTCGGTACCACCAGCGGTCAAAGTGGTACCGGGGTCACCGCTGGATTGGTGGATGCCAACATGGGTAATTGAACCTGTGACGGACTCATCGAGCGCATCCAGCGCAATGTTCCAGGCTTTGCTATTGAAAGGCATTACGATCCAATCGTTGCGCGGATAGTCCGGGGAGATTTAGACGATTTAATCGAGGGCTATAACAGCCAGAGAAGCACATATAGTGAGCCACTACCTTGCTCCTCATCGATTATGTAATCGTTACCGTTGCTTGATAAGACTTGGTGAGTTCGGTATCGGCTTTGTCGGAACGGGTGAGGACAACCGAAAGGGCCCGCGGGGGCCACGGGCGCGGCGGTGGAATGAACTTGACTTCGGTGCCGGTGCCGGTCAGGCCGAGCGCGGTTACTGCGGCGACGGGAATGGTTTTCACTGCGGTGCCGCGCGCCGAGGAGAGCCCTAAAGCGCACACCCCGCTGCTGATCGCGATCTTCCGGATTGGGCCAGCGAGCCCGACCAGACCGAGATGGCCAACGGATTTGTTTTCTTGACCTGTGTGCGTGGTGGCGAGACCGATAGCGCACGGGCCGCCAGTAACGGCGGCTTTGCCCTCGACTGCGGTGCCCGCGGCACCGATCGCAGCGGCACCACGCTGCGGGGCGGTCTTGCGGTCCGTCGCAGCGCTGGTCAACCCGAGCACGCCAGCACCAGCAGCGGGCGCGAGCTTTCGGTCGACGGCCGAGCTGGCCAGACCCAGCGCCGCGCGGCCGGATTCCGCAGTGGTCTTCGCTGCGGTGCCCGAGCTGGCCAAGCCGAGCGCAGCGCGGCCGGTGATGTTCGGGGCGCTCTTGTGCGGTGTCCCGGTGCCCGCGAGGCCCAGCGAGCTGCTGCCGCCTTGTGCAGCGGTGCGGTGCTCAACGCTGGTCGACGTCGCGCCCAGGACGCTCGTACCGACTTGCACCGCGTGTTTGGAGTCGACGCCGGTAGCAGTGAGCCCCACCGCGCCACGACCGACTTGCAGGGCAACTTTGCGATCGATACCGGTACCTGTGACGCCGAGCGCGCAGCTACCCCCAGTGGGAGCGACCTTCGCGCCGGTGCCGGTCGCGCCTAAACCGATTGGGGTTTGGCCGCTTTCAGCGACAGCGGTTTGCGGAAGGATCTCCAGCGCCGCAGCCATGCTCACGGTGCCGCTGGCGTAGGTGCCACCAAATGTGGTCGCACCTGGTGTGCCGGTCGCCGACGTCGATTTCCACGCTGACGCCCACGAACCGTTGGTGGCGTCAATGAACGCCGGGGTGATTAGCGTTGTCGCGGCGTTGGGCGTGAGCGCTGAGACGTTGGAATAGTTGTCGCTGATCCCGTAAACCACCGAACCCGTTTGGGTCGTGGTCACTGACATGGTGCCCGCAGCGCCGTTGAAGTTGTTCAGCACCGCAGTGCCAGCACCCGACTGTGTCGTGGCGGCGCCGGTAAGTACCCGCACCGCCATGTACTCGTCGCCAGCGTTACCCGTAAATGCGGCGGTGACCGTGATCGAGCCCGGTGCCGTGGTTAGCTGGCACAGGTAAATACCGACCCTGGCGTGCCCCGACACGGTGATCCCGGTGGCCCAGGTGTGGCTACCGGAGTCGGAGACCGTGATGGTTTCGTTGCTGCTCGAACTGAAACCACCGGAAACGATAGCGACCAGCAGTGAGTTAGCCGGCGGGCTAAATGAGGCTGTGACGACCGACCCGACGCTGGTCCTAGTTGTTGGCGGCGTCGGTGTGGATGCGTCCTCCAGAATCGCCACGTCTCACGTCCTCGCGACTGCCGCCCTAGACGCGCGGAATGAATACGTTAAGAGCCTGTGTTACCGCAATTGCGGTAATCGTCATTGCGTACAGCCGATCGTCATCAGGAACGACCCCTTTAGCGTCGACCTGTACGCAGTTACTTCCGGGACTCCCCACAAGAGTCACCGAGATGGGGAGTACATCGAGAGTGTGGCCGTCCGCGTCAATTGCTACCAGTTCTCCACAGGCGCCAAGAAACTGCTTGCCGTCAGGAGCCGTAAGTGACATCAGCGACACCGGACCGGCAGTATGGAACTCGGGAGCAGTGCCGCTTGAGCCCCCGACGCAAACCTCATACCCATCAAGACTCGTCGGAATCGACAACATTTGGATTTCCCCTCACAAGCGTTTTAGCCGATGACAACCTCGAACGACACCTCATAAACCTCATCGATGATGCGTTCCACGAAACCCGTGATCGGGTCAGTCAATTCGGCTTGGATGATGACCAATGGACATCGCCAACCAGACGATTGTGTGGGGGTGACGTGTAACTGGACCTGATCGGTGATCGCACCCCCCGCTGTAGCGGTGCCTTGGGTACCGGTCGGGGTGGTGGACCATTCCGCGACAACGGGGTTAATCATGCGGTATTGGTACAGCCGGCGGCCCAGCACGCGGCGTTCGTACAGAGCTCTGGCCACCGCGTGCACTGAGCACCCGGTGACGTCCATCGCCTGCCCGGTCCGCACGTTAATAATGTTGTTGGCCTCAATCCAACAATCGACGCCCTGCAAAATGATGTTCGGCATCAGAAGTCACCGATAATTGTCGACGGACCGAGGTTGGTGACGGTGATCGCGGTCGGCACAACCGCGTTAATGTTGCCCGTGCCAGCTTGCCGGACCATTGTCCCGGCGAAATAATCAAGCTCGGCCGCAGTGGTCTTGTAAAGAACCGACAAATGGCCGTGGTTGATACCCGGTGACACGTACACACCGAACGCGATGTCTTCGGCGATGATGGTGCCGGACACACTGGTCAACCGGATTTTCATGTCAACATCTGTCGCTGCCACGCTCACCGTGAAACACGCAAAGAAATCGATCAGGAAAACACTGTTCGCGGCCATCGACAGGGTCTGTGTGTCACAGACGATCGTTTCGATGGTGACAATGCTGGAACTGGGCCCGGTTCGCCGTTTGCCACCGAGGATGCCGAGGTTGTCGATGGCCTGGGCGAGGTTGCCGACCGCCAACGGGCCGCTCGGGATATCCGACAGCGCGGGGTACGGCAAGCCGAGTTTAGATGTGTTCGGCATGCGCTACCTCATATCGCGTAGGTGACTTGAATGTAAGGACGGTAAGAAGGCGAAAAGCCGAAACCGTGCATGCCGGTAGCTGAGTCGGTGAAATGGTAGGAACCACCGAGGACACTGTTCGCGCCGCCGGTGATGACGTTCGCTATTTCCGAGGAGATATCGAAACCGTTCCAACTGTTCACGACCCACAGGTTTTTGACGTCGAGACCAGCGAACCCGTTGTTGGGAAACGTCGTCGCGATAGTCGAGGTGGGGCTCCACAGGAACGTCCAGTCAGCGGGTGAGCTGGACGCCGCGAAACAGTAGTAAAACATTTGCGCACTCAGGATGGTGGCGCCCGCTAAGTCGCTGCGCATTGTCACCGAGTCGAACGTCCACATATTTGCTTCGTTGCCGAAGCTGCGGCCCGACAATGACCACGAATAAATGTTGTTGTCACCATCTGGGCTGCCGATGAAGGCGCCGCTGCTGTTGTAGGAACGTGAACCGGTCGCCGGGTACTGCGTGACGAATGTGGTGGCGCCACTACTGGGGCCCAGCTCGGAGATCCGCAACCAGGAGCCCTGTTGGAGGGTCGCCGCAGTGGAACCACTGTCCAAACCCACCCGCAGCTGGAGCAGGCCGGGGGTGTCGGAAGTGGCGAACCAGCCATCGGGCCGGCATGCGGTCGCCGCGCCACCGCCGCCCACTGATTGGGTACTGCCGTCGCCGTAACTTTGGACAATGGCCGACGTGATGCTGCCGCTGGTGGTCCCCGACGTGGTGAGGCCATACATCGACCACCGGGCCAGCATGTTGGGTGGACCGTCCCACGCGAATTTGATATCGGACGCGGTCGCGGCGTTGAAAAACAGTGCCCCGTCGATGCCGTACTCGGTGTCCTCGTTGAGCAGGAAATTCAGCGTGCCCGCGCTGATTAACGTGGTGCTCGGGACGGACAGGTCGCTACGCAACCGGGAATAGCGAATGGGGTCGATGAGGGTCACCCCAGCGGCGCTACCCAGCATGCCCATCACGATGTAACCGGCTGGGCCTTTAGCGAGCAGGACCGTACCGAGGGTCAGCCCGTTCGGGGACACGACCGGCAAATTGCGGTACGTCACCGGCCCGACGAGAACGGTGTTCGAGAAGCTCACCGCATCCCATTGGGTCATCACTCCCCCAACCCAGTCCTGGGCGAGTGTCGGATCCGGTGGCACCGACGACGGGGTGATGAACAGTCGAGTCAAACTAAATGCGCTTGGTGTTGTCATAGGATTCCCAAACCCAGCGACAAACCCTCCGTGGCGGTGGGAATTCGCGTGACGATCATTCCGGGGGTGTTCGCGGTCAACGGGATGGTGATGGTGTCGAGCATGCAACGCTGCGGCGCCAAATCCGGCCGGATCACCACGTCGAGTGGGTCATTACATTCCAACGCAGGATTGGGCACCACGGACAGCGTGTAAGACACCGGCAGCGCGATGTAGCGCCGCAGGAGGACTTCGCCGGCCAGCTCCACATCACCGTCTGTTTGCAGTAGCGGTGAGGAGTAGTACGTTGGTGCAGGCCCGAACTTCGGGAACGTTGTTTTGTTCCACGCGAGCGGGCTCGCGGAGTCCGCGTTGAAAGTCACAATAAAATCTGTAATGCTTGAGGGGTCACTTCCATATGCGGTCACCACGTTATGGACGTCGGTTCTTTTTACTGATCGTTTGGTGCTGATGATTTCACCGCCAGCCCCGGCGTGTAACGTCGCCACGGGGTGCGAGAAATCGAACTTGAGTGAATACACTTCCATTTCGCCGGTGGTCCGGAAACGGATGCCGGCGTAGTAGAACTTAATCAGCTGGGAAAGGTACGCGAATGCGTCGTCTTCGACGATCTGGTCGCCGATAATAGTCGTGGCGTCCGGGTCATAAGCACCCGTCCAATAGATCGGCACACGGCCGTCGAGATACATCCCATAGCCGTCCGGGGAAAGCCCCGGATAGGTGGCCTGCTGGGGGATCGCGATTCCGTTGACGAGCCGCTCGAACACCGCCCGATGCGAATCCCCATTATTTAATGGGAGGGGAAAGACCAATTTATTTTGTTGGAGCTGGGCGTTGCGGTCCAAACAGGTCAACACAATCTGCCCAAATGGGGCATTATCCTGACTTGCCTGTTCGATGCGGTGATATCCCAAACCGACATACTCGATGTCACCAGGGGCGAATTCGATGCCGCGTTCGATGTAGATCTCCGCGCCGAACGGCTGCACCAGATCCCAATACTGAACGCCGGTAACCGGATCAACCGCGGGGACGGTCAACGTCAGCGTCGATTTGATATCACTGAGGGATTGGATGCTGACGTTGCCGTCCACTACCGGTATCGGTGTCCCGATCGGGTTGGTCCCGAACTGCGGGACCTCCTCAACCAGGGTCGCCCGGACCGCGATTTTGTGGGGCCCTTTCAGGGCCGCGAGGAACCGATCCGAAACAGCGTGCATTTAGGCCTCCACCGGGAATCCCCCGCCAGCGTCAAGCCATTCGATTCGCGTGCCGTACTCCGGGTGGCCATGGACGTAATAAAAGTCATCCCAGCTCGCCCACACGGAATGCGACCGGTAAAGCCCCAACCAGTGGCACACGACCGTGCCATCATCGAATACGATGCCCTGATAGTCAGGTGATTCACCGGCCTGGGTGAGATCCTTCACCACATACTCAGCGGGCGGGGCCTGCCGGAAACCCTGGAAACGCCACATAGAAACAAACCTCGATTACATTGTGATGGTCGCGTCAGCGGGTGAACCGGTCAGGGCTAGAACAGCCGACCAGGTGGCGTTCGCGGTGATGACGTCTTGCCAGGTGGCGTAGTTCGTGACCAGCGTTGCCCACGTGACGGTGGACCCGACAATGGACAGACTGGGTTGGTCCACTTCCGTTAACGGAATGGTGAACGTTCCCCGGTGCGACAAGTGAGCTGGCCGGACGAAATCGTATGTCCCGAACCCCACGTACATGCTTTTCAATGCGACATTCGGTGGGATGTGCAGCAACGCGATCTGACCGATCGACAGGACAAGGTCGATCGCGGCGATCTCGTCGTCGGTGTAGGCGAACACACTGATCGACACAGCCCGCGGCACGTGGGTGTCCGTGGACGGGACCGCGTTGCGTTTCCCGACGACGGTATAGAAACCAACCCGAGTGGTGCGTTCGATCTGGTCCCAGTCGATTAGCGTGATCGTCCGGTTCAAATACGGGGCGGCGGGGAATTTCAGCCACACATTGAACATCGACGGGATGATCGTGTTCACCGTGCGGTTGACGTAATCTGCGGTGCGCAACGCCACGGTGGCGCCGTAGGAGATCGCACTCGCGCCGCCGGTGACCACGAACGCACCCGAGGCGACCGCGACTGGGCTGGTCATCAGCTGGTAGTCCCAAACCAGGCCAGCGTCGTTGCCCGCGGTGGATACCGGCTCACCGATCTCAGTGGCCCCGGTGATGGTCGCGACGCTCGTCCAGTCGTCTTGTTTCCACCCCAGGTACAGCGCCATGCCCCAGTTCGATTCCACCGCGGACATCGCCGGGTAGTTCACGTTCTGGGTGGACGGGTTGAGCTGGTACGCGCTCGCGGCCGGGGTCAGTTCCGCGTTGCGAAACGCGGCCATCTGCGCGATCACGTCCGCGCCGGCAACGCCGCCGCTGATGTTCACCACCGGCGCTGACTCGGAGCTGGTGGCGCGGCGGCCGAGCAGCGCGATGTTGTCGACCCGCAGCATCGCGGTCCACCCAGCTGGGACGGTGATACTGCCCGCGCCGGAGTTGCGGATCTCCGCGAAGATCACCAACAGGTCACCCTCAGCCCACCCGGTGGGCAGCGTCGGGGTCACCGAGGTGTTCACCGCGTTCACCGCAGTGGAGGACGCCACGAAGCTCGGCAGCGCGAGGTCGACCGCGGACACCCGATAGAAGTTGGTAACCCCAGCCGCGAATTCGTAATCAAACACGCTGGCCGCGTTACTGGTGATCGGAACAGCGGACCCACCACGTACTTGGGTCCAACTGATTTGGTCTGTAGACACCTCAAAAAGCGCGACGTCAGCCGTGGAAGGCAATGACGTCGCGCTGCACAGGACCCGGCCCAAGATGTCGTCGTAAGTGAGCGTGAGGGCGGCCATCAGACGATCGACCCGCGGCCCATACGAGCTGCCAGGGCAATACCCTGATGAGTGTTGTCAATCTCGTGGCTAATCATTCCCCGCAATTCGGTTTCACCGATTTTGACGGTGACGAATGTGTGCCCACCCGATCCGGCGTCCGGGCTGACAAAGCCACGGTCACCCATGGCGAGGATTTCCGGGCCGCGTTCACCAACCCGGTACATCTTCCCCGCCGATACGGGACCGCCGCCGGCTCTGCCGCCGCCGAAAATGTTGGAGAAAAACCCGGTGATGCCGCTGATAATGCCGCTGAAAAAGCCACCGATACCACCGCCGCTCGATGAGGTGGTACCACCGCCTGCGCCGGTGACTCCGCCGACCGCACCGGAGCCGCTGACAATGGACCCGATGCCGGACAGGATCGGGGCGATGAAGTTCATGATGTTGCTCAACCAGCCCGCGAGGACGGACAGCAGCGGAAGCAGTGAGATCAGAATGTTCGCGAACGCGGTGAACAGTGTGATCATCGTGGGGAGCATGTTCTCGATGATCGGTAAGAGCGTCGCGCCCATTCCCGAGAATGCGGTCATCCAGTTCTGGATAGCGGTGACCACTTGCGGTTGGAGGAGGAACTGGACGAGCTTCTCCCGCAGGTCACCCAGCGAGGTGGCGATTCCACCGAGGCCGGTACCGAGGATGGGGAAATACACTGTCGCGAGCTGGCTAACGTCCCCGGAAAAGCCCGCCCAGAAGCCCTGCTGAATGATCCCGTACAAGTTTTTCAGTTGCGGTTCGAGTAGTCGAACACTCATTACCGCGTCTTTCATGGCCGGAGCCATGTTTCTTGTTGCCGCCACGAATTCGGCGGGACTGGCGGCGCTAATAGCGGTCGAGAAATTTGCCATCGCCATATTAGCGACGTTCATGGGATTGACCAGCGCCAACAGGAACCCAGGCATGATCATAAACAGGCTGGCGAGCTTTCCCACAGCCGAGAAAACACCATTCACTAACGGCTTGATATTGCCCTGTAGGACCGATGTGAACATTTTCCCGATGCCGACTACAGCACCACCGAGTTTGCTGATCCCAGCCGCAGCACCTTTGGTCGAGTTCAAAAGTCCAGTCACGGAACCTTTGAAATTGATCATGATGTTGCGTTGAGTGGGGGCCGCTGCGTTATTCGAGCCCGCCGTTGACGGGCCAGCGATGAGACCGGACGCCATCGGACCCCCCTGTTTTGTTGTGTGTTACCGCTCAGATAGCGAGTTTGCTACCCGGAATAGAGCCTCGCCCCGAGTGAGGGATGCGCGCTGTAAAGGTCACCGTCTTGGACCAGATTGGACCCGAGGGGGTCATAACCCCGGGAATAGAAACCCGACGACGGCATATACGCGGTATTCCCTTCCCAACTGCCGCCCTCGGAACCACCCAGCGAGTTGAAACCAGGACCGGGCGTGTTCACACCGCTCGCATCGTCTTGAGCCACGGTGGTCATCCCACCGATGTTGTCCCAGGGCCCAGCGTCGTTACCGGCGGCTTCGTCTTGGCCGACAGTGCTCATTCCCGGAATGTCGGACCACACGCTGTCATCGAACGCATTGCCGTAATCCTGTTGGGCCTGGCTCGAATAATCCGACGACGGGATGAGGTCATCACCGGGTTCACTGCTGCCGCCAGCACCGAAGCCAGCCAGTGACTGATCCGCGGCCTGTGAAGCGGCCTGCTGGCCCGCTGCATCACCCGGGTCCGAACCGCCGCCAGCGTCACCACCAGGTGGTGCGTCACCCGCCGCGGGCGGGGGCGGGATCTGCTGCCACGCGTTGATCGTGCTCGCGAACCACGACGGGTCCTTGTAGATCGTGTACGGGCCCAGACTGTTGTGCTGACCCTGCACGGACCCGCCGGCCTGTACACCGCCGCTGGATAGGGACACGGTCGACGCGAACAGCGTATTGACACCGCCGGAGCCGCTCGCGGCGCTTTGCAGCATGCTGATCAGGTTGTCGTCGGCGTGCTGCACCTGGGCGGTGAGGAATCCACCGCTGCCGCCGATCACCGCCGGGGGTGGTGCGTCCGGTGGTGCAGCGGCGCCAGTCGACTGCTGGGTGTCGGCTTGGCCTTGGGGCCCCATCGGGGCCGGGCCTGGTGCGCCACCACCACCACCGCCACCACCACCACCGCCGCCACCACCACCGCCGCCGCCACCACCTCCGCCGCCGCCTCCGGCGTTGCTGCCGATAGCGGAGCGCGCGTTGTTGAGCATTCCCGCGCCGAGCATGTTGTTGGCGTTGGTGAACCCAGCCATGCTCGACGGGCTCATTGCGGTGCCGAACCCATCGGAGGTACCCGAGGACGCGTTCGCTTCCCGCTCCACCGTGTCGAAAACGGGGCCCCCGCCGACCGGTGAAGCGTAAGCACCGGGAACCGCGCTGTTCATGCCGAACCCTGGGAGGCTCCCCTCACTGTCAAGAGGTGCGGATCCGCCTCCCGCGAATGCGTCGTCACCAATCGGATCGCTCACAGCAAATCACCCCGACATCTGACGGTCATCCTCGTCGTCTTTTTTCTTACTCAGCAATTCCGACGCGGTGATGATGGTCCGCCAACCTTGCTCGGCCCACACATCAGGTGCGATCCCGGTAGCCACGGCCAGCGCGATGGTCAGCCGGGTCAAGGACCCGGCGGGGTAGGGTCCGGGGGCTTGTCTTCGGGGACGGTGTCGAGATCCACCGACGTTTCCCATTCAGCGAGTAGCCCCTGGAACAGCCCTTGGCGTTTCGCGGCGACATGCGTCACGGAATAGATATCCGTCATTCGCGGATCGTTGTCCAGCCGGGTAACGGTATGAGTCCTATCGATCTTCTCCCAGAACACGATGTCGCGGCTAGTGACTTCGAGCTGGTAAGGCTCCCCACCATCGGGGGTGACCATGAAAGTGAACATCAGGTCGAGGTTCCGATCACAACGATCGAATACCCCACGATGGTGCCGGCACCGGAGTTGGCGATCTGCAACAGGTCACCTGTACCAGCGGTCACGGTGTAACCAATAGCGTCGGCGGCACCGGCGAGCCACACCAGTGTCGTGCCAGGCCGCACGATCGCAGTGTGGGTGGTGGCACCGAATAGACCCGCGACCGCGTTGCTCGCGGAGCCGCCGACCACGACATTGTTGGCGTTCGTGGCGTCGGCTGACACGAGGAGCGCTTTGATCCGGGCCATGGTGATGGTCGCGCCGAATGGGTCCAGTAGCGAACCGGCGAGGTCCAGTGTTTCCGATGTCGAGGCCGCGAGGGTCCGGTGATCCCACCACGACTTATCGGCTTGGCCAGCGGCTGTGCCGTTCGCCAACGCCACGCCGTAGTTGCTGGTCAGGTTCGCCGCTGAGCTACCCGAGTTGAGGCTGTTCGCGATGTTCGCAGCGATGGAGAGCTGGACAACGGTGCTCAACGCGATGGCTGTGCTAGTCGCCACGGGGTCACCCGACCCGGGTGAACTGGGGAAGGCCCAGGACGAGCAGGGTCACGGAAGTTTCCTCCAGGGTTCTGATATCGCCACCCACGGTCGGTGCTTTCAGGACGCACGAACCGGTCCAGCGGACGTGTTCGCCGACGATGTCGGGCATGTGGTCGAGTACAAATGCGGCGACGGCCCGACTGTTGTTCCACAGCAGGTCGGAAATGCCGCCGAAGCGCCAGTCAGAAAAGAATTTCAGCTGAAGCGCATAATCATTATCTGTTTCAGTCCGAAACTCCGAGGGATTGCCGCAATACGTATAAGTTTTAGTACCATCTACTGTATTGTTGAGCATCGACCAGGCGTTTAGCTGACAGCTGTAATCGACACCGTTTAAGGTGAACGTCACAATTTTCAGACGCCGCGTGTGGACGCCTACGCCAGTCGGCGAAAAGGGAGAGCCCCCGGTGTTTACTGGTGCGGTCATGCCATTCCCACCTCCATTTGGACCAAGATTGTGTAGGCCGGTAACGGTCCACTTGGGCTGGGATAAACACCGGGCCCGGAACCCAGGACAACACCTGGCGTGAATTGTTCAATCGCCTGTGCGATTGAAGCGACCAGCGAAAGTAGCGTGTCGATCGCGTACTGGTTCATGCTGACAATCAAATAAACATTCCATTGCGCCGAGGTCGGTTGCCCGTGAAAGCTGTAATCCCGCCAGTTCAGCCGGGGTGGGCCCACCACCACCGCGGGCGGGGTGATGGGCGCCGCCACCGTTGTGACCACACGTAGATCCGCTGACACCGTTTTCACGGCGTCAGCGAGCCGCTGGCTTGCATGCGCGATAGGACTCAGGGCGGCTGTCACGCGAACCCCCCGACAATCCCGAGTTGCATGTAAATATCGGGGTCAACGCGCATGACCATGCCGTTGCTGAAATCCCCGAGTGCGACCATCCCATTCGGGGAAACGCGGCGAACGAACCATCGGGCAGCGAGCCGGACAGTGCCCAGCCGTACTTCGGCGGGCACTGTCCAATCGCCGTGATAATCAAGGTCGGTCCGGTGGGTCTGCACCCAAGACATCGCGGCGTCCAATGTTCGCTGGAGCGCCTCGTCGTCCCGCGTTGTTAATTGACCGTCCAACGTTTGGTCATTTTTCAACTCTTCGAGCGTGACCCAAGCCGGCCCGGCCATCAGGATTTCGCAGGGGCCGCAGTGGAAGCGTCAGAAGTGGCCGGTGCGGTCGGCGACAACAACGAGCTGGTGACGCCACCCGAGCTACTAGAGCTCGTAGTCGCCGGTTGGTCGGTAACGACCGGGCTGGTGACGTCCGGTTTCCCGGAAGTACGCCCGACCGGACTGCGGGTGTAATTGCCACCCTGAACAGTCTCCGGGTCACCTTTGAACCCCGCAGCGACCAGGTCATTGTCGATGGCGATGACCCGATCGATGTTGCCGTAGGCGACTGCGTTGGCCCGTTCGTTGAGCATCCGCCGGACACTGCCGGCGGATCGGTAATCGACTCCCAAAGCCGGATCCACAGACGGATCCTCTGTAGTTGCCACGGGTGAACCGTCCTTTCCGTTCATCGTCGTCACTCGGGAAGCACAAACACGGCGACGGCGTAGGTGACGGTCGTGGCGCTACCACCCACGGTCGACGAGACCCGCACGTACTGGTTATTGACCAGCGCCGAACACCGGGCGTTTCCAGCCGCAGTGAGCTGCGTGGCCGCGGCTCCAGTGATCGCGGTCCAGGTCGTGTTGTCCGGCGAGGACTCCCACTTGACGTCCAACGTCGGGCTGGTACCGGACACCGCAGAAACGTGAATGGAAGCGTCGACCCACATGGCGTATCCGGGGTTAGCGACCGGGCCGCTAACAAACGTTCCTGGGGCCTGCGTGGCGGACGGGAGAGCCAACGCGCACAATACTGTTCTCAGTGATGCCATTAAGGTTTCCCCTCTTATGTGCTATAGGGCGGTCGGTGTGATAAGAGTGTCCACACCGGCTATCGCTGCTGCGAGGTTGACCCCGTAGCTCTTGGAAAAGAATTCGTCACCGTCGTAGTAGAATCTGGCGGTGCCATCCGATTGTGGAACGATCCGGTATACGTCGTCCATATTGAAATATGAACTCGCGTCCGGAACCTTGACAAAATTCACCGTCAGAGCCACTGCGATCTCCTCTTAGACGAAGTATCCGTAACGCTTCCAAGATCAACCCGACAGCCAGAATCAGCGCAATAAACCGATTACGCTGAGCGATCGTCGCAGGTCAGAAGACCGGAGCAACGAATCCAGTGCCGCCGATAGACGAGTTGGCGAGGGGATAACGGCGGAAGGAGTAAGCGAAGTACCCATACAGGACTAACAGCACACCGAGGTTAGCGGCCTGAGGCTGCTCGCACCGAAGATATACCGGAGCTGCGGGGTCCTCCCATAGGTGGCACTCCTGTGTTGCGACGACGAACATTTGATCCTGGTTGGTGCCGCCACCGAGGTTGGTGGCGATGTTGTTATCGGCAATCGCCACCATTCCATTGGGCAGGACACCACGAGCACCGTGGCCATAAACAGCGGCGATGTTCTCACCGGAAGCGGTGCCACCGATACCGGGCTGACCGAACATCGGCCATTGTGACGTCAACTGCGAAGACAACCAGTACCAACGCCGGCTGTGCATGATCACAGCATTCGGCTGAGCGAAACCCAACAGGGCCGACTCCGAGGCCGACGCGCCTTGAAGCAATTTCGGCCACATCGCTTCACCGGACGGACTGGTGTCGGTGTAGACGATGGGGTTCGCGATTGCGGCAAGGCCTGTGGTGGCCTGGTTGATAAGGGTGAAGTCAATATCGGTCGCATAACGCCGGAACAAATCGTCCATCACAACTTCTTCGATTCCGGTGCCACGCTCGATCGCCTGCCGGGAAACGGTTTGCTGACCAGCTGCGGTCTGCACGTTTTCCGTCAAGAGGGTGTCCGCCATGTCCTGGGCAGAAACTGTCGCGTTTTCCGATGATTGCTGCGCCACCGAAGTGGGAGTGGTGATCCGGGAAATGTTGATGGTCATACCGGATTCGGGCAGGTCGTGATGATTACAGGCATCCGCGAATGGACGCATAGCGGCCACTGCCGGTGCGTACATATCCGTTAGGTATTGCGGCACCGTCAATCCGGTAAATGCGGTGGTAGCGACCGCACGAGTCAACGCCTGGCCGCGCTCCACCCTTTCCTCAGTCATGTGCCGGGCAAGCCGTTCCTTAGCGGTCTGGTCACCCAGGTACTGGCCAACGGCGTCCCGCAGGAACTGCGCGCCCTTGCGGTCATTCTCGGGGTTGTAAGCGCGTTCTTCCCGACCCACGCGAGTGACCTCGTCGTAAGCAGGCTTTTTCACTCCGGTGGGCTTCACGTCCCGGTGGATCTTCTCGTTTTCCTTTTCCTCGGCCTTCACCCGCTGCGCGTCACCGAGGCGAGCCTCGATGGTCTTCATTTGCGCGCGAGCGTCTTTCCGGGCAGCGACGAGCTTGCGCACGTGCTGGTCTTCGTCTGCGGTGAGGTTCACCCGACCGGCGATCTCAGCCATTTCGGTGATGGCTTCGATTCCAGCGGTGGCGCCGTCCCGCGCTTGTCGTTGGACAGCGAGATCAGCCTCGATCCCCGAAATCATTTCGTCAATAGTCGCCGGCATGGCGGCCC